TTCAAAACCGCTTTGGAATACAAGTGCCGTCAGGCAGGAGTGGTTTTTGAGGTAGTCAACGAAGCGTATTCAACCCAGGCGTGTTCTTCATGCGGAAGCGTGGAGGGGCCGAAAGGCTTGAACGACCTAGGAATAAGGCGATGGACTTGCAGTTGCGGGGCGGAGCACGACCGCGACGTAAACGCTGCAAAGAACATCGCCCGTCGCGGACTGGCGACGCTTGCAGAAGGAGCCACAGCATGAGCACAGATTCCCTGAATCCCCGTGCTTCAGCGCGGGGAGCAGTCAATGAGGAACTACTAGACCTGAGCGACATTGCAAACCTCTACCGCGTGACGCGCCGTTACGCCAGGGACGTACTTGTGAAGTCGCCAGGGTTCCCGATGCCGGTACTGGCTATCAGCCAGAAAACACGGCGCTGGAGCGTGGCCGATGTACGGCGGTGGTTGTGTGAGCGCAGAGCGATGGGTAGCCGTTAATATGAGACTGAAAGAGACATCTACAGCAGATCAAGCCTATTCTGGGGAAGATGATGGATTCATTTGGCATAAAACTGTTGAACAGGACAAAAACTTCCGGAGTGGACGCCGAATGTCCAGCCCGCGCGGCATCACAGTTTTTTGCATTTGCGGCGCTTTGTAACGCCGAGGGAGTAGCTCAGTATGTCAGAGGCGTTGAATACTCAAGCAATGATTGTTCGTTTTGGATAGACGTGGACGCAGAGCATGAGTTTTGCGAAATCGGAGGGGCCATTGATTGGGCCGCAGATAGGACGCTATCCCAATTCGTGATCTTTGGTCGCAGTGAAGTAAAAGGCGGACTTGATGAAACTTAACGCACAACTTTACGCACAAATTACTCACAGCACCTATTTTCATTGTGCAAATGTTGCCCATTCAACACAGGCCCCGGGCACCATGAAAATGGGATGAATCGTCGCTTTTTTCCCGTTTTCCCTCTCGATTCCTACTAGCCGATAGAAAACATTTTTACTCATCGGCAACCGTTTCCCCTCGTTTTTACGCATTTCCCAGTATCCTTTACGCACAAATTACGCAAAGGGTTACGCATGGCCTACGTGCACAAGCACAAGGACGGATGGCGCGCACAGGTGGCGCGGATGGGGGTTAGGAAGTCCGCTGTATGGCCTACAAAACGGGAGGCAATGGACTGGGCCGCAAAGGTTGAGCTAGAGATTGCCAGCGGTTCGCGCGGGTCTTTTACGCTGGGTGAAGCCATCCAGAAGTACAAAACCGAAGTCACGCCAAAGAAGCACAGCGCCAGGCGCTTTGAGGATGGGCGGCTGGATGCCGCGCTGTCGTATTTCGGGGATGTTCAGTTGTCCGAGATAGCCGCTCCACAAATCGCCCAATGGAGGGATGAACGGCTTAAAACCGTCTCAGGATCAACCGTTGTCCGTGAGGCGAACCTACTACGCAACCTGTTCAACATCGCCCGCCTGGAGTGGAACTGGTGCGACCATCAGCCGTTCCAAGGGGTCAAGCTGCCAAAAGAGAACGCGCCCAGGCATCAGGTGTGGACGTGGCAACTGATTAAACGGGTATTGAGAGCACCCAGGGTCGGCAAGACCAAGGAAATGCAAGACGCATTCCATATCGCTTTGAGAACCGGCATGAGGTTGGCCGAAGTATTGTCAGCCCCGGAGAACTTCGATCCTGCCCGCCGGGTGGTCACGATCAAGACCAAGACCGAAGCCCGCGCACAAATCCCGATAGGACGTATCGCTGCCGGGTTGCTACTGCGAACGCCGTTTACAGTAGGTCCGAACGAGGGTTCGGTGCTGTTCAGCAAGCTATGCCGGGAACTGCTGATTGATGATCTTACGTTTCACGATGCCCGCAGCAGTGCCCTGACTTGGATGGCCAGGCGGGTGGACGTGATGACGCTGGCCCGTATCTCCCGGCATCGTGACCTCAAAATTCTGATGGCGCACTACTACCGCGAAACACCGGACCAAATCGCAGCACGCATCTAGCGCGGCCAAGCGTCCATCAATCTAAAATTCAGTGTACAAATCATCGAACGATTACTACACTTCCGGTGTGATTAAGAGAATCATCCATTGGGCTGTAGCAATTGCGCTGGTTATGCACTTGTTTTCGTGCATCTTCCTTGGTGTCAGCTATATGCCATCAACCGGCCTTTAGGTCGTGACCAGGCGTGCTGCGCGGTCCTTTTGTTGTTGGATTGACCGGATCAACTCGCGCTTTGCGTCTGCGTCCATGTTACTGCGCTCGATCATCTTGATTCGTTCGTTTAGACGCGCCTCAGCACGTTTCACAGCTTCGATGTTCTTGTACTTCGCCAAAGATTCTTTGTTGTCCGAGTAGAACGCCTGCGCTTCTGCCGTCTTTCCTTCCTTGAGCAAGGATCGCCATGTTCCATAGGCTTGTTCGATTTCCTTGGCCTGGGTGTACATCTGACTCACATAGCGGCTCGGTGCATCGCGCAAATCGCTGACCATGCCGCCAGTCGCAGCCTTCCATATATCAAATGATGGGCGATCTGCCTGTCCGGTTGATGGACGCGCGATCAAGTCTGACGCGCCAACAATGAAAGAACCAAGCCAGCCAAAATAGCCGCGTAGCATGCTGTCGATCTGCACCGGGGAAAGTCCTTCGGCACCAACAACACCAGTTACAGCGTTGTTTGCTGTTCCAAGTGCACGCGCAACCATGCTGGTCTTGTCGGTAAATCGGTACTCTGACTTGACCCTCTCCATACCCATGGTTTCAATCGGCCTACCGCTAAAACTGTCCTTGTTGGAGTACACATCAAGGATAGGCTTCACCAACTGCGGTACGGGGTTCATGCTCAAGTTATCGCCAAGCAACGTAGCCACTTGAGCCATGAATCGCTTGTTCGTCATTTCCTTGTCGAACGCGAGTTCAAACCCACGTTCAGCCAGTGTCGCAATCGCGCCAATTTCAAAAGGCTTTGGGATTCGGAATGCAGTACCGCCAAACTTGAACCACCAGAAGTTATTGCGGTCCCATTCCTCGCGCTTCTTCCAATCGTCATCGTCACCGTAGGCAGCAAGCAATCCAATTGACATAACCGCCGCAGCACCGATCACCGTTCCGAATCGCGCCGGGTCTTCCTTGGCCGACTTGCCCAGCTTGTATAAGCCCTGAATGCGGGCATTCAGGAATGGAACCACTTGCGTCAAGAACCGGATCGTGGTGAAACTCCCCTGCATGGAAAAGTCCATCAAGTCACGCGCTTGCAAACTGGCATCGGCATGGCTTAGCCCCTGCTTGCGCAGTTGGTTGTAGAGTGCTGCGCGGTTGATGGCCTCGCCACGGTTTCCAAGTTCGTTGTATGCCGTGATTCCGGGTTCGATGAACTTTCGATAGAAGGCTTTCACCTTGTGCTCGTCATTCAGAATCGTGGAATCACTTACACCGGATTCGACCAGGGCTTGCACGCGCTTCGCCTCTGAACCTTCCATCATCGTGCCAAAGTGAATCGTGCCGCCACCAGCCAGCAAACGAAAATAGGCATCACTCTTTTGATCTGTCAGCTTCCATCCTTCCGAAAGGTTCTTGGCCGGATTGAAGGACAGATTACCTGTGCCAATTGCTTGCACGCTGTCGCGGATCAGGTTGCGCACTTTGAAGAACGGCGATGCAGTTACTCCAACCGTGAGCCAATGCTTCATGGTCCCCATGGCATTCATCACCGGATTGCGCATTCCAGCATATTCCAAGCTGGTGATGGCAGTCATCAGGTAGGGGTCGTCAACGAGGCTGAAACGCTTCTGCCCGCCATCCATGAACCACACGACACCGTTCTTGTTGTTGATGCTGGTCGCCATTTGGGATAGCGTTGACTGATTGCCAGACGTTGCAACACCCATGCGCTCCGCAGCTTCAATCGTCGCCTTGGCTGCGCGGTTCTTCGCCGCAGCATCCAGCAAATGAGCCCAGTTCATTAGCGTGTTGTCCAACAGATCGGCATTCAGCGCGCTCTTGCCGCCCTTCAATTGCTTGAATGCTTGTTGACGGACTACCCCGCCCTTGATGTTCATCCCACGGATGCCACCATCAGCGTCATCTGCAACGCGGTAAAACGGCACGTAAAACTCGTGCTCCCACAGCTTGCGGCTTTCACCGTCGATCAAACCGGATTGCTCGGCCAAATCCAGAATGTTGCGGTTGAACTCGTTGAAAACGCGATTTGCATCAGCGTAGATCAGCGTGCGGTCGCGCGTCACTTTTCCTTTGGCTGGGCCGGTCTGAATGGTATAGTTGAAACTCGTTGTGCCGTCTGCCAATGTCTTGATGTCGGCAATGTCCTGGGCAGTAAATAGGTTCTCCTTCCCTTCACCAGCAAGTCGCTCGGCTCGGTTCGCAGCCACCCACCGCAAGAAGTCGTGATGTTCTCCTTGAAGCGGCAACAACAATCGATCTACGACACCGCCCTTGTTGGCTTCATCGAAGTCGTACACACCGTCAGTCAGCTTGAGTTTCCCGCCCCGTAGAAATGCCTCAAATGCCCCGGTTGCGCCTTTTGCAAGGCGAAGCAATCCGTATGCGTTCTTGTCTAGCTCTTTGACTGGTGCGAACTGGTCTGCGATGCCCTGTGCCAGCTTCTTGCCAGCATCTTTCCATAGGGCTTGCGCGCGGTCTTTGAGCGTAGGTACTTCGACTTGGAATCCTACGTTCTTCATGGCCCGGAGTTGTTCTGCTGTGTACTCCCGGCTTGTTTCACCCAGTATCTTGGTGTTTGGCGCTACGGCACCAGCGCCCTGCACCGCGCCCGAACTTCCGCGAGAGTAGAAGATCTGTCTTGTGGTGTCATTGCGTTGATTCCCGATAGAAAGAAGCCTTTCCAATAGGCCATCTCGTCGCCCTTGTCCGCTGCTTGCTTGGCCCTCTTCGCGTAGAAGGGCATTGAAGATAGCCGCACGCGCAGCAGTTCGCCACCCTTTTCGACGTGATCCAGGAACACTTGGTAATCGCTCTGCGGAAGCCCCTGGCTCTCCAGCCAATACCTCCCCACTGGGGGTAGTAAGTGTGAAGTTTCCGGCGTCAGGTTCATAGCTGATTTCCTCGTTGCCTGCATTCTTGCTCGACTGTAGGCTCACGTCAATCATGCGTTCTAAATTGCCAACGCTATCACCATACACCCACTCTAATGGAGGCACGCCAATTGCCGGGTTCCCGTCTACCTGTTTTGGGTGTGGTGCGATGTGGTCAGTCGTGCCGAACTTGATTGCGGTCGAAATCATGTTCTCCAGACGCCGACGCATGGCGATGTCCGACAAACCACTAGGGTCGCCAATGAAGATGCGCCCGGTATTATGGGCGTACGTTGCTGCGATGTTGTAGATCAACGCACCGTAGTCGCCTTCTTTCAAGTCGGACACGTCGATGTACACGTCTTCGGTGTCCGATGGCACATCTTCCGGGTTGTTGCCAGGGCGCTCCGTGATGAGGTTTGTAGCCTCCCCATCCACCAAGTCCATGCTGTACACAGACGGGCCATATGGGTTCGGCTTGCGTACCCATATCTTTGCCTCGCCTTTGACGTTCGGGATTGTCAGCTTATACAGCGTTTCATTGCCGTAGCTTGACTCCTTGAACTTCAGCCCAGGGTCGTTGTCAGCAATGATCCCGGCCATGTCCGTTTTGTCCGATTTTGGATACACAAACATGTCGTCGATTTTGCTCAACTCACGCAACGCATTCTCAGCTTTGTTGTTCTGGTCGCGGGAGTACGCGCCGCCGCGATCCGGCGCGGAGGTGTCATTCGCCATAAATCCGGCAACGCTGGAATACTCCGGGTTCTCCATCTGGGCAATGCCAAAGGCAAGATTTACAAGGTCTTGCGCCTTGAACGTCTCAGGCTTTCCGGTGATCTTGGCCCATACCACTTTCAGGTTCTGGCGCACGGACTCCAGCCAACGTGCTACGGTTCCTCGTGCAGCCGTCATGCTGGGTTGAATGCCCATCTTGATTGCCGCTTCAACTGCGTACGGAAAAAGCTCTTGGTTCGATAGCTCGGCTCCAACTGCAGCAACCTTGTTCTTTGCGTAGTTGTAGACGGCGTACTCGTCGCTTTCTTTGTCAGCGTTGGCCCATGTACCAATCACGTTGTGCAGCCGGTCCCATCCATCTTTGCCAAGCACTTGCTGGCCCCACTTGTGCATCAGCTCATGGGCTAGTACCGCAGTCTCATCGCCAGCACGGATATGGTCTGCGATCAAGAATACCGTCTTTGATCTTGGATCGTAGAACGCTTGGGCCTTTCCGGCATCGCCCTCAGATTCAAGGTTGACCGACTTCCCAATCAACGGTTCCCATGTGGATTTGATTTCGCTGGCAGTGGTCGCGACGATCTTGCCTAGCTTGTTCAGCGAAGAAACGCCAGTCAGTTCGCGGATTGCGGCTTGCAGCGCATCGACTGTAGTTGACGATCCCAGAGGCTTGCGCAAAGGCTCTTGCTGGTTTTCGCGGCTGTACATCGCAACGCCAGTCTCAGTTTCCTTGGTCTTGATTTCGCCAATGAACTTATCGAACTCGCCATTCATGGCCTTGCGTTCTTCACCAGCAGGGAATGGGCGCTTTGCCCCCCATGGCGTCAAGATACCTGCATTCTCTGGCGCGTAGTTCAGGAATGGACTGCTGCCATTTTTTGCAGCAATCTTGTCCTCAACGTAGCCTTGAAATGCTCTGGCAACCATTTCATGCGGGCTTGTCCAGTAGTCGCCTCCGCGCCCTTGGTCTAGGCTCTTGGCATCCATCGCGAAGCTGGTGGGGACTTGTCGTGTCTTTGTCGTCAGCGCATTGGCTTCGCGCAGCATCTGCATCCGCTGGTCGTATCGCTTCATGTAGCCAGTCAGCGCATCCAGATAACCGCTGCGTTGCGCATTGAACCCACTACGTCCTCGAACCGCCTTGTAAATCTCGTTTAGCTTTTCAAGCGAGTCATTTGTATGACGGCTCTGGATAGAGTATTTCGTCTTTCCTGGAAAAGACTTCCATTCAGTTCCAAGGCCTCGGCCTTCAACAAGCTCTGCGGCAATGGCATCAAACTCCGCCAATTGCTCTGCACTGGCTGGCTTGTTGTTGCGTTTGTAGTAGCGAACATCCTTCTGCTCCGAGAGTTCCCTGCGCAGCTTTGACAACTCTTGTTCAAGTTCACCACGCGAGACGGCCACGAACTTATCAGCCCGCGCTGTGTCCTCGACGTACTGCTCTGCTTTCGTGAACAGCGAACGAACAAGGCGCGTATAGGCATCGCGTAGCTCTTCACGCACGCCAGAGTTGATGCGCTTGAATCCGCCGCTTGCCATGTCGGCTTCTCCGCCATGCACATCCAGAGAGCGTGTGCCGTCCTTGTTGATCTTCCATTCGGCGGTCGTCTTGCCATCCTGACGAGCAAAGTAATGGTCAAGTGCATGGAACCATTCATGGGCCAATGCGCCTGCGCCGTTCATCTTTGTCAGGTTCATCACTGCGCGGTCAGTCTCGTAGTGGGCGCGGGCGCCACTCAAGCCCTTGCCACGCGCACCGAATGCCAACGCCAAATCGCCATTCAGACCAATCGCCTTGGGCGGGATGTTCAATACTTCGGCCAAGTCAAGCAGACCGTCATATGCGGCATTCATCACCTCTTGGCGCTCTGCCTGGTTGTTCCATAGACCAAATTCAACGCCACGGAATCCGAACGTATCGCGGAAATCTTCGCCCTTCACATCGCCAGTCCTGCGTTCAACTCCAACGCGGGAAGTGTTCTCAGGCTTTGGGATGTCCGCTTCGCCAAATGTCGTATTGGTTTCCAGAATCTCTTGGGCGTGCTGCGTCATGTAGCGCATAGCATCGTCACGGCTACTGAATTCCAGATTAACAACCTTCACGCGCTTGCGGTCATTCACATCGCGCCAGATTTCGTAGGTGTAGCCACCCTCTGCATTCTTCTGGCCGGTTGGCGCTACGCGGTGCTTCTGGGCTACGGCAATCAGTGGCAATGCTGCTTCTGCCGCTTCCTTGCTGTCGAAGTAATCACCCATGCGCTTGGGCTGGTCAAAACGATCTTTTGTTCGCGTGTCGCTGATAGTCCACTTGCCGGTAATGTCGCGTCCATTGACGGATGCGTCAAAACCACCGGCCACCTGGGCGATCTGGAACCGCTTGGCCCATGTTGGGCGCTCGTCATCTTCTTTGGCGGTCTTGCGCTTGGCCCCGGTGCTCATGGCTGTGTCTTTGCGCGCGCCGCCGATCTTCTCCCCAACATCGGAAATGACTTCCTTCACTTCCTGCTTCGCGCTGTCGCCAGGCTTGGCGGCATCGAAAATCGCTGGTCGCGCTTCTTTCACCATCGCGGATACTTTTGCGTAGTCTGGGTTAGCTTGCTCTAACCGCAACTCATTTACCAGCAATGGAATACGCTCATCAATGGTTAATTCCTCTCCGTTGTGAAACGTCTTGAACGCAGTTGAACCCGAGTCTGTCACGCCATTGGCAATAGCTCTGTCGCGGTGCCCAATGATTCTGTCGTACTCCGTCGCCAAATCTGTCAGTCGCTTGTACAGCTTCATTTCTTTGGCTGTCTGTGTGCGTGCTGTCAATGTCAACTTGTCGGCAACAGTTCCAATTCGCTCACGAAATGCTTTTGCGTTCTCGCCAATCTGCGGGCGGAACCCAATAGCGCCGCCAACTTCTTTCAGGTCATCCAGTTTGAGCTTCGCCATGATTGCAACGGCTTGCGCACTGTCGTCGGCATTGAAGGCGTCGATTGCTCCTTGTGCCGTGCTTGGGAATTTATCTTCCTTCGCCGGGTAAGCCGCCTTCAATTCATCCGGCGTGATGTCGCCCTTCTTCACATCCTTCAGAACATCAATGCGCTCTTTGCCGGTGACGTTGGCCGCGTCCAGGATGGCCGTGGCTTGGGCTGCGGGTTCGGTTGGCACATCAAACACGCTGCCCTGCGGATTGAACATATCCGGCACATCACCGGTAAACTCTTTGCGGGGCAATGGCTTGTCTCCGCCTTCTTCCTTGCGCTTCGCTTCTGCGTCTAGTGCGTCCTGCTGCGCAATGACATCTTGTCGCGTTGGAGCGGTAAGGGTTAAGCCTTCTTGGCTTCCTTGCGCATTGCCCGTTTCGCCAGAATTCGCGCTGCTAGTTCGATTGCTTCCTTCGATGGCTGCTTTGAGTGCGCTTCTTGCGGCTTCGTAGTAGGCTTGTTCTGAGTCGTTGTAGGTGTCATTTGCTGCTTGTCCTTTTATGGCGTCAGTGTCGATGCCTTGATCCTCTGCCAATGCCAGTAATGCATTTACTTCAAGTTTGATCGGGTCGCTTGCTTCATCATAACCCGGTACGTCGAAGTCATCGGCTACAAAATCACCATCCAGCATCGGCGCAAATGGATCATCGAAGTCCTCATCCTGGGCGGCTTCCTGCTGCTGCGCCAGGTGCTCGGCAAAACTCTGCTCTGCCAACTGCTCGGCCACGCCATGGGCGTACATTGGCGAAATCTTCTCGCCAGCAATCGCACGGCGCACCAGTTCACGCAACTGAGCCTCTGTTCCATCCTTCGGCAAATAGCCCTCTTCAATCGCTGCATGGGCCAGAACATCCAAACGCTTTCCGGTTGATTTGAAGACAGGGCCATAGCCCATTACCATGATTTGCTTATCGGGCGAAAACTCTGATTTGTGGCTGTCCTTTGCGCCCTTCTTGTGATAGAGGCCGTGGGTTGCCAAGAACGTCAACAGCGGGTTTCTGTCATAGGCTGATGTACGTAGATTTCGCCCGCGCTTTGGTTTGCGCTTGGAGACTGGAATCAGTCGCTCATCTACCCCAACGGTTTGTACTGTGGCGCTTCCGGCTCCGGGTACATCATTGGTGGAGATTGCATCGCTTCGTACTGGCGCTGGCGCTTCAACTGGCGCGGCTTGGGCTTCGGTGTTTGCTCTTTGCGCATTGTCTTTGACACTAGATTGCTCCAGCTTTGCAATGACTGTCGGTGCAGCAGACGTACCAAACAAAACGCCAGATTGCTTGCCGTTTTCAAATTTGGTCACGCCAGATAAACCGGGAAACGCCGCACGAATTTGTGCCGGATCGCCAGTTACAAGAACCGTGCCGCTCTCGTTCTTTGTGAACGGGAATGTCAGTTCATTGGTGGTAACTGGTCCGGTGGGCAGTTCACCAAGTTGATCCACTCCACCAGCGGCCAATCGTCCATCGTCAGCTCCAAACCGTACTCCAACACCAGCTCCATCATCCATGCTTGGCGTGGCGACAGCGCCCCCGTCTGGAATGGCTCTTGCAGCAATGGATTGAAGGTCAACCGTTGGGCCATCTTGAGTAGGGCGCATGCCTGCGCGTTGGGCTTGCAAGTCGTCTTGCGGATTGGTGATTCCAAGTGCTTGCCATTGCTGGCCGACATCAAGCAATCTTGCATCACGTGCTGCGCTACGCGCTGCGCCTTCTCGCTCTGAAACAATGCGCTCACGCTCTGCCAGATTTGCTGCCGCCTGCGCAATCTGGCGCTGCATTGCAACGTCTTCGGATGGAACCGTTGGAGCGATGACTTGCCATGCCTGCCCCGCCTCATGCGCAGCTTTGATGGCGTCATCTACAGAACCAGCGGCTAGGATGGGTTGCACAGGGTCTGTTGCGACTGCTGGCGGTTTTTCAGCAATAGGTGTTGCACCACGCATAACACCACCAGCGCCACCGACAACCGTCCCGCCCAATGCCCCAAGCGCTGCAGCGTCTCTGGCCTGGGCGAATGATTCAGGGCTGAACGGGTCTTTGCCCTTGCCGTATTCCTCTGCGAGTGTTTGCGCGTACTCTGTACCGGCCTCAATTGGCGCAGCACCAGCCGCAGCAATGGCGCCGCGTGCCAGTCGCCCAGTCTTTCCGGTCATAAACTCGGCTGGCTTGAGCAACTTCGATTTGCCTAGCATGATGTCTAGGCCAACCTTATCGCCAACAAACTCCAGCGCACCCGCTCCCAGCGATGCAGCAAAGGCTTTCCCTAGTTCCGAACCAGTTAGAGCACGGTCCTTGTTTTCAGAAACAAGCCCGCCAAAGACTTCACCACCCTCCATGCCGACAGCGTTTGCACCAAGGGCAACACTCTGCCCAAGCGTTGCGAACTTCGACGCCACGTTTGCAGTAGCCAGCTTCGCGATTGCTTCCGTCGTCAGGGTTTTTGCCGCCTCTGTGCTGGCGATGCTTGCCGCTTCTTTCGCGACCATGCCTTGAGCGATCTGCTTGGCTGCTGTACCAGCGACGAACTTGCCGCCAACCGCACCGATACCGCCAGTTACAAGGGTTTGCAGCGCCTGCCCACCGACATATCCAATGCCGTGCTGCAACCAGTCAACGAGCGCGCCAAAGTTGCCTTGCTTTGCCTGGTCGTAGGAATAGTCCCACGAGTCTGATGGTTTGGCATCCTTGGCAATCTTCGCGCCCCACTCTTCATAGCCCTTTACGCCAGCCTTCTTGATGCCAGTCGCAATGCCGCCTTCGCCAAACGCAGACTCCGCAGCGGCACCAGCGCCAGCGACGAGGCCATAGCCAAGCTGCGGTAGCTGTTGAAATGACTCTTTGAATCCGCGCGTTAGGTCGCCCTGGTCTGGCTTTGGTTGGATCGGTGTAAATTGATCCCAATCACTAAACCCATCAAAATCACGCCCGCTTTGAGTTGTTTCAATCGGCTTGAACGTTGACCAATCCATACTATTTGCCCCGGTGGTTGAGCGCCGTCAAATTCGTTACAGCTTGGTTGTACGCATTGATGGTCATTGCATTTCGATTGGATTCCATGCGCGACTTGGCTTCTTCAACGGCATTCTGTGCAGCGACCAATTCAGCTTGTGATGCTGGCATCTCTTTTTCAAAGGTTGAGAATGTTGGGATGTTTGGATCGCGCGTCTTTGTCGTATTCTTTCCATTCGTTTCTTTTACATCGGGCACGAACTTGCCATTGATAACTGTCCCAACCACTCCATCAACAATCCCACGAGTCCCATCGGGTGGTGGTGATTGTTTTGCTGTAGTTGGTTCAACCCCTGCCAGTTTCAAAAGTTCAGCCCTCGCTTGAGTACGTGATGCATCAAGCGCTTTAAATTGACCTTCTAGGACGGACCTTTGCTCTGGCGTAAGCATGGGGTCCATTAGCTTCATTTGGATTTTGTCTTCTTGCGTAGCGATGTCCTTTAGGACAGAAGTAATCGCTTGTCGGGTGGACTGCATTTCTGCCTTATCCATCTGAACACCTGTACGGTCCTCCAATCGTTGCGCGCGTTTCTCTGCAATATCTGCCATGCTGCGCTGCCATTGCGCGTGAGACTCGTTAAACTGCTGCTGAATATCAAGCCTGCGATTTGCTGTTGCATCGCTCTGCGCAAGTCGCTTTTCTTGGTTGTCAATGCGTCGCTCGTCGCGGTCTGAACGCCCAATCCTTGATTGGTACTCTGCATACGCAACAGGGTCATTCACCTTAGCCCAATCGAGAGCTGATTGCATTGCCTCATCGCTTGTTCTTGATCGCGTCTTTCCAGCAACCGAATCGGCGTTTGCCTTGTTCTCTGCTGCAGCCTGCGATTCAAGCTGCGCCAAGAATCCAGCGCGGTCCTCGGCGGACATCGATTTATCCTCTTCAACCTGTTTCTTTAGCGCAGCGATGTTACCTATGATGCCCCTGTCGCTTGTCCCTTCTGGAATCTGGATAGGCTTCCCATCAGTACCAGGAATCTGAGCGCCAGACGCGAGAATGCCGCTAACCTTCGTCACGGGCTCTGGTGCATCAACTGGCACATCTTGTCCGGCGAACTCTTGTGCTTTAGAGCCAAGGCGTTTTAGCGGCGCATCCCTGAATTCCTGCTGAATCGCTAACGTAGTTCTCATCTTGGCCTCGGCCAAATCCGCCTGAAACTGGGTCAGTTGCTTCTGCCGGTCAAGGTCGGCCTCTTCCTTCATTTGCCGGTCCAGAATGCCAGTGGCCTGGTCAGCAGCACCACCCACAAACGCATCAAACAAACTCATGCCGGTACTCCTTGCGCCTGGTTGATGATCCCTTGTGGGGCGGGCTGTTGTTGCTCAGGATGGGTTAGGTCCGTTGCCATCAGAATGGTTCCGATGACTTTTTTCATCACGTTCGGCGACGCTTCTTTTTTCGTGGCGTCCTGCATGACCTCAACCATGATGAGATAGCAGTTCACTGCCAGACTCTTTGCCAACTGGGGCGGGATGGGCTTGACTTGTTCAATCGCGCCCATGACGGTCTTGACGGCCAAAACTGCTCCATCCGGGGTGTTGAGCATGTTTGCCAGCACCGCCATGCGCTTGGGGTCATAGATGACGTGCTTTGCCAGTAGGGTGTATTTCGTGAGAAGGTCTTGCATCATTTCTTCCTCGATTGCAGGTACTCAAGGTGCGGGTCCAACATGGCTTTGCCGATGATCCCCAGGCTGACCGGTGCCATGCCCGTGATACTGTCGTTCTTGCGCTGCCAGAGTTCGCGTTGGTAATCCTTTATGCGGTTCTCTTGGTCGATCTGGTATTGATTCCTGAGCGCCATCAGTTCGCGGTCATTCTTCTGGCGCATGGCACTTCCAACGCCATTCGTCAGCATCGCAGTCAGTTCCTTGTTGTCCTTGACCCATTTGGAACCGGTGTTCCAGGCATTCGATAGCTTTTCGAGCAGAGAGCCGCCAAGGCCGGATCGCTTTGCGTCTTCAAGGTATTGGCTTAAAACCTGTTGATCTGCGGCATCCGATTGGCTGGTAGTCCCAGCCGCATAGGGGTTGTTTGCATTCGCAATGGCATAGGGGTCGTATTGATCCGGCGTTTCTGGTGTTACCGTATCTCCAGGCGTGTACATTTCGCCATCGTCTACGGTTCCATAACCGCCATCGTCTGGGGTGTAGTTTCCTTCTTCATCAAACGGCATGATCTAGCTCCATCCAGAATGTTGTTTCACTTTTGTCACCTGTGCCGTCGCGCCGCTGATGATGTTGTTTATCAGTGCCGGTGTGACGTTCTTGCCCTTGAGCGATGCAGCGATGGCTGAATTGATAATTCCTTTTTGGGCATCCGTCAAATCGCCAAAACCTGGCACCGCATCGGTGATTTCTCGGAGTGCGGCATTGGCCCCGCTCGATAGCAGGCTGCTGGCCACATTGCCGCCCGTAATGGCTGACTTTGCAAGGTCGCTGGCAATCCGTGCTGCAAGCGGGCTATCGGTGGCGCTGTTGACGGAATCACCCACCACATCGCCCACCTGGCTGCCTGCGTAGGACAGGGCTGCGTTCTTTGCAACGTCGCCCAGATTGCCGCCCGTAGCCAATGTGCGTGCCCCATTGATGATGCCTTTGGCTGCAAGGTTTGCCCCGGCTTCCCCCATGCCGGTTGCGCTACCGATTGCCTCGCCCAGCATGGGAGTCATGCCCGCCGTCAGAGCCATGGAAATGGGCGGAATGCTCAATACGCCTTTGGCAAACCGCCCAAGTCCACCGATAAAACCGCCGCCGTTGTCCGGTCCTTCGCGCCAGCCAGCATCCAGGGTTGCGTTTGCACCATTGATGGCGTTTTGTCTGTTTTGCCAGTACAAGAGGCTGGATGTATCGCCCTCATCACCATCAATGGACTTGGGCTGATGTTGGGATGAAAACCGCGAATAGGCATCATCCGGCGTCATGCCTTCGAACATGTAATTCACGCCCGCCTGTGGTCCCTTGAAATGCCCTTGCGCGTCCAGCATTTCAGGCTTGACGGTCGCCATGAACTCTTCCTTGGTCTTGACCTTCGGAAGCGCTGCCTCCAGTGCTGCTTGTTGGGCGTTGTAGGCGTCGGTCGCCTTTTGATAGGCTTCTGGTGTCTGGTACTCACCATCCCAGAATGCGCCACCGCTGGGCTTTGTCAGCAGCGGTTGGACTCCATCATCATCCCACCCCGACATCACTTGACTCCAAAGATGGCATCAATGGCCTTGGCCGCGCTGGTGTGCCAGTCACCCTGGATCTGATAGCTATCCGCAAGCCATTGCTTAATCTGGTTGATAGCCGCTGTCTTGGCGTCTGCCGATAAATCGGATGACATGATCGAACTGATCGTGTTCAGGCCCCAGCTTTGGATTGAATTGGCTGTGGCTGTCTGGCTGGCGAGATTGCTGTACAACTGCGATGCGTGGGCCAGTTCCTTCTGTGCCTTAATCTGCATGTCGGTGTTTTTCAGGCTGGTCGCGTTGTTGTTCTGGGCGATGGCCCATGAAGTCTGTGAACCGGCATTTGTTTTTGCAGCGTCGGCATATGTCTGCGCATCGCGGGCCGCAATTTGTAAGCCAAGGTCATACATGGCTTTCTGACCAGCGGTTTGAGCAATCGAGGAATTGATAATCCCTCTGTCGTTCATAGACTCTAGGGCGCTTGTCGCCGCAAGCTGCATCGGGGCGCTGTTTGGGTCGATAACCTTATTTAACTGATACGAAGTCAGTTGGTCTGGCGTGACGTTCACCATGCCGGGTGACGTTCCGCCATTGGCGTAGTAGTTTGAACCCGAAGGCGTATTCCCGTTTGGACCGGGGATATAGTTTGCCCCACTCAATCCGGTAGCCCCAGTTACACCACCAGATGGTGATCCAGTCATGTAGCTATTGATGATTCCATTCCCGGTTGGCGTCTCGCCATCAGGTCCAGGATGGTAATTCGCGCCCAATCCGACATAAGCAGGTTTGTTGAGTTTGAATCCACCTTGTGGGCCGCCGGAATAACCGATGTTCCCATCATCAAAGTCTTTTTGCAAAGAAGATAGATAGCCGGGATCTTGCTTCAAGCGCCAGACATCGAATGTATCTGGCATATTCCCAACGCCATAACCGTGCGCATCCGCATAGTTGTGATAGGCATTCATCTCTGCCGAATCGGTATAGATGCCATTCCCATCACCAAGCCCAGCGTAATACCGCGCTTTATAAACATCGGGTGCCTTCAACCCCAGTTGCGCCATCATTTCAATATCGGCGCCATAAGACTCTTTGTTTGACTTGCCAGTCTTTGGGTTGATCTGGTTGTACCAATCATTTATCTGTTGCTTGGTGTACGTCTGCCCATTGGACCCCACAAAACTATCGCCCGTGGGAGTCCCCAGGTTGTAAGCCTTGCCGTTGTAGCCGAAATATGTATTCGCCAGATTGCCAGGGTTGAATTTAGTCCCATCGTCAAGGGCAGGCATTTTCATGGCCTTGCCTGCGTTGAAACCGTACCCATTGCCGCTGGCCCAGCTATTGACATCGTTTGATGTCCAGTTCTTCCCGGCAATGTTGGATGCCTGTGCAATTTGATCTGCTGACAGCCCCATCGAAACCGCCTGATCTGCAATTTGCTTTTCATTGGCGTTGGCAAAAAAGTTCTTAATTTGATCGTCGGTATAGGTCTGACCACCAATATTCATAGACATGTCTCTAGCTCCTTACTATTTAGGCCATACGTCCGTCAAGGTTTTGACGTCTGATGCGTGAAGTCCAGCTTTTTCCGCCATTCCTCTGCCAGCCTCTTCCACTGTGACGAATAGCTCTCCGAGGGTATTGGCTCGCTCAAGGCAGGCATTGAGACTGGCGGCTGCGTCTCGCAAGGTCTGATCGGTTGCGGAGCGCAGCCCATCAGCAGCAGCCCTAGCCACAGCAGCATCCCGGCGCAAATCAGCAGCGCGGCGTGCCGCTTCACTTTGCGCAGCAATGACCGTTTCCTGATTGCGTAGAGCCTTGGTTGCGGCTCTGCGTTCAGCATCCAGAATTTGCTCGACATGTTCCTTCTCCTTTGCGTCCATTCGCCAGTCTTGAAGCTTCCAAGCCGTGCCAAACCCGGCAGCGGCGATCAAAGCAGCGATGATGAGTTGCGGGTTCACTTCGGGTCTGCCTTGCTATCTTTGTACACACTCAGACCACTGGATGCCACCCGCGCCAGGGCAAACACGCCCAGATACGCCGTGAAGTAGCCCTCGGTCATCTTGTCGTGCAGGGTCAAAGCGATAAAGCCCCACGAACCGATGGCAAGGGCGGTCACATACCCTACTTTTTCGATTGACACCCGACCCGATACGTTGTCCACCAGCATCTGCTGCAATTTGAAGTTGTCGTCTGCGCGATGCCACTGGGCTACCACAATGACGACAAGGACCGTCGCCACCACCAGGGCAGCGGTAGAAGGGTCTACCGTGTGGAGCCAATTCAGGAAGTTCATGCTTCACCCCTAAATAGAGCCACCTCTGCGGCCCTGCGTTTAATCAGCCCCGGCAACACGCGCCCGCCGCCGTGGACCCACTTTCCAAACTCCGCCGCTGCACCCTCAAAATCGCGGGCGTTTACCTTTTTAAGCAAGGTGCTATCGCGCAGCGCACCAACTCCCAAGTTGAAGGCAAAACTCACCAACGCATCAAACTGGCCCTGCGTGAGCGGTACGTGCGTATAGGTTTCCACCCCGCGCTCGGCAAAGTGCAAATCCTCACGCAGCAGCTTGTCTGCATCGGCCTCAGTGATCTTCATGCCAAACACAACGTCAGGCCCTGTATGGCCAAACCCAACGGTAGGCTTGCCTGCAGGGCAGATATACGGCTGCAGTTGCAAGCCCTCGTAGTGCTTGATAAGGTCGATTCCTGTTTCGCTGATCTTCATTTGTCTGCCTTCCCATCCAGCTTGCTTTCGATCTTGTCGAGCTTGGCGAACAGGGCCATACTGAGTTTGTCCAGATCATCACGCTTGACGTAACTGCCAGCGACCAACACTTCAATTCCCTGCACCTTGGACGTGAGAGACGCATCGGCCTTCTGCAATGCTTCGATACTTGACTTGAGTGAGTTCAGAACCCACCCGCCCAAAAATCCAATCAGGGTGATTGCGATGTTGAAAAACATTTGAAAGCTCTCTAAGGGCATACACTCTCCGCTGAATTGTTGTTAAGACGTTATTTCCTACCGCCGTTTTCCACGGCGTAAATGGGTGCATTCCAGATCAGCATGGCCCCATCCGCGCACGATGCAGGCGTGGCCTTGTCCGTAGGGGGCATCCCGGCACGCTTCCAGATTGCCAAGGCGTATTCGGCACACATGGACTCGTGTTCTGAGCGCACGTCAATCAGACCCAGTTGCCCACCTATGGCCCGCAGGCGGCTGTACTCCAGTTCGCCAAAGTTCTCAAAAGCGTACGACAACGCCGTTTCGCCCAAGGCTTTGGGAGCCGGTGCCCAGTCAAAGTCGCCCGCCGTAGACAGCAGCCGAGGTGCGCAACCCTTGGTCGTCATGTCCATGACCCACACCCGGCCATGGTCAGACCAGCACACGCCTACATGCGCGTAAGGGCTGGCCGTGCCGTGGACCACAAACCAACGCTCAATCATGCCTCGCAACCCCCCGCCAGCATGGTTGCGAAACAGCAGCATGTCGCCGCTTTTGAGTTGGTCCCGGATGGCTTCGTACTTCAACCATGGCCTCCGCTTCTGTCGAATGGGGAAAGCAATACCTTGCGAAACCATAAGGCCAAGTCACGCCTCCACCCAACTCCATTGCCGCACAACCGAGCCACGCGACCGGATACCGTTAACTCTTTGGGAAGTTCAAGCCACAAGACCGTTGCGACGGTCAACTGAACGATAAGATCAACAACAAGCCCAACAGCAAGGACGGTATACCCGGCGTACTGCGCAAACCCAACCAATTTACCCTCGCGCTTTGTCTGACCGAGATTCATCACGGCCAAGAACAATACCCATAGCGCCCAGAACGCCAGCAATGACCATGCGACGTACTTCATGAGAAATACAGTTTGCGCAGCGCCAAGTTCTCAGACTCAGACACAGGTGTAGTAAGGATTGCCGTCTGCAAGGTGGTCGTCACCGCAGGCACCACGCTACCCACATAAGCGAGGCTGGCAGCTACGTCAACGCGCTGCAGGTCGATCCACTTGCGCACCTGGATGTCCTGCAAGATGGCTTTAACGCCTGCATCTGTGCTGGTCAGCACGGCCATCTTTGTGCCGCCAAATCGGTCAAAAAAGGGACCAATATCGATCAGCCATTGGCATGGGTCTGGTGCTTCAGGTGCAAGGTTAAACGTGGCCCCGTCATAGGTCCATCCAGGGGACGCATCACCACAGGCGATCCATTCGCCATTGATCCCATCAGGATCGATTTCGGATTCAATGACCTGAACCACTACGCCATTCGAGATTTTTGCGTACCGCTCCATGCTTATGCTCCATAGTCCCAGATTTCAATGCAGCCACTTGCGCCATTACCGCCCTTTCGGCCTGCGGTTGCAGCGCCGCCACCGCCGCCTGCTCCGTAGCTCGTTGACGGGGCGTTGTTGCCATCAGCACCAGCACCGACGCCTGCGCCACCAATGCCGTACAGCGAGCTACCGCCGCCACTGCCGAATGCGCCAGCCGCCGCCCCTGAGTAAACATCCGCATCAGCGCCGATTAATGTGGCAGCAAAACCCGGTATGCCGCCCGCTTTGGCGCCAGTACCACCAATACCACCGATGATCCCCGAACCACCAGAAGATTGCGTGGCTACAGTCGCAACCGATATCGCTTGTGCACCGCCTCTAGCCCCAATCGCGACCAGATGCCCTAAACTCGATTTCGAGCCAGCTTGCGGAGCAATATTTGCAACCCCAACACCACCCGCACCCACGGAATAGGCGTATCCCGCAATCGGGATGCGAATCCAGAAGTCAATCGTTGCGCCTGCAGGCCCGCCATCCTGACTGCCAGAACCACCACCACCGGATGCACCGCCCGCTGTGATGCGGACAAAGCAACGGGCGTTGTCTGCAGTGGGGACGTAGGTTCCTGTGCCGCTGGTGTAGACAGTAATCAGCTTGGGTTTTCCTCCCCCGCCTGACATGAAATCTGATAGGTTTGACATTTACAGAACTCTCCAAGACGAATTGATGTACTGCAGACGGAACGCCGCAGTTGTGCTATCGATAGTCATATTTCCGCTGACGCCCTCAATCGTTAATCCGTTCGGGTTGACGATGTTGGTAAACAGGCCATTACCCACCTTGATCCAGACAATGTCATTCGCAGCAGGACTCAATGGGAGGGTGATAGTCGTCGCAGCAACGTTGGCGATGAAGTAGGCATTCCCGGCAACGGCTGTCTGTGTCGTTCCAGAAACCACCGTCCATGGTGATTTAGGAACGGCTGTCCATGACGCAGTTGCTCCATCATTGGTGATCGTCATCCCTGCCGTAGAGCCTGTAATTCCCGGCAGTGCAGATGCAAACGCTTGGGCATAGACAAGATCGAATGCGTACTGAATGGCTGCGTATTCGTTTCTTATGCTTGAGGATGCGCCGCGAGTCTGTGCCATTGGCGATCCGGTGGCGGTATAGTATGGATTGGTCATCTCTCGCTTCTCTGTGGCGTGAAGAATAGGGTTACACCCTGGAGCGTGAATTGCTTGTCCTGTGCGCGGTTGGCGTAGAACAGCAGGCCGATGTTGCGTTCGGTGCCATCGATGGCGATGCGCGGTTGTTCAATCAGCGCGGCATCCCAGGTGAACTGATCCCAGGTAAATTGGTCCCAGTACCCGCCGCCACCGGTCATGACTTGGTCTGCCTGTGCAGTCGGAACGGACACATTGGGATTTCCATACCCAAGGTCATAGCTCATGTTGACCTTGGCATAACCCGTTGCCCGCACTTCCAGGCACACCCTGCGGTAGCGTTTGCGAATCTGGGGCGATTTGTCGTGGTTGAATGCCAGGCGCACCCAGGCCTCTACGGCGGAACCATCGAGTGACGTTCCGATGTTGTCGCGGTAGACATAGCCATCGTCTGAACCAAAGTACGTTACTTCCTCACCGGTTGACAATGTGGTCGTTGCAATGCAGCGCACGGCCTTGCCGTAGTTCAATGGCATCACACCGTTAACCTTGTCACCAGTCAATCCAAGGCATATGCAGTACCCATCCGAGAAGTACAGGCGGTATTGGTCTTTGGTGCGCAGCGATGTCGAAGCCGTTTCTAGTCCACGTCGCTGAATCAGGAATGGCATGACCTGATGGGCCACGGAGGCATAGTCAAAATCGCCATACGTCAGCGTCGTTATCAGACTCTGGATGCCGCGTGGTGTCAGACCAAACGTGTTGTTTGAAACAGGCTGCACGGTGTACCCGGAGTAGCCCAGTTCGAAAATAGACGTGACCAGTTTGAAGTCGGACGATGAAGACCCATACAGGATGTAGGTTCTGGCGCGGGTGAAGATCGCCATGGATGAACCCGAATTCGACCCGCCCTGCGGCATGAAGGCCGTGACATCATCCGAGCAAGATATTTCCCCTGACCCAAGCACCGCAGTCCATGCATATGGATTTCCGATAGCCGAATACTGCACCGATCCATTGAACGACAGCCACAAATAGAACTTGTGGAACATGATGTGCGTCGGGGTGTCCGTCGCCATCCCGGTGCGGATCGGGATGTAATTGGTGCCATCAAACTCAAAGGCCAGATTCACACCATCCACACCGTACATCTTTTGGGTGGAGGTGGAAGCTGTAAAGTTGGCGTTGTAGAACTCCAACTTCCCACCTGGCTGGCGTGCAATTGCGGTTGCTGCCGTGGTAGCCACCGCCTTCTGTGTTGCACCGACATAGATCGGGTCGGCGTTGGCGAATGACCCCACCACAGGCGTAATGATGAGTGTTCCCACCGCATCGGTGCCCCATGTGCCTTTTCGGGTCAGGACGGCGACAACCGTTGCCGTCTTGGTTGGGGCAGCGGCATTGCCGATGGTGTCTCCAATGGCAATGGGGGTTGTCCCGCCCATTGTGCTGGAGAACTGCATTTCCGTGCCGAACGTGACTTGCTGCCACCCTGCGACCGTGGCCTTGTACATCAGGCCCGCCGTTGCGCCTACGTTGTCTCGGAATGCATAAACTGTATCGTTATAGATCCATACGCCACGGATCGCACCAGACCCAGGCACCACGGCAATATCGTTGCGCAAGTCATTGGCTGCAAGCAAGGTGTAATCGGCATCATCGCTGGGCATGCTTGCACCGTTGATGTTGGCCGTCGATGTGGTCGTACCTTGCGACACAGCGGACACCAAAATGGTTTCGTTAGTGATCCACGTCCCGGTCAACCGGCCAAAGATGATGGTTGAACCACTAAGGTAAAGGACTTTTCCAGTGGCTCCCGATGAGCCGCCCGTGATCGTATTGCCAACGGCAATCGTTCCTGTGATGGTAGCCGTCATCACGTAGTAATTGGCAGACGATGGAGAGGTGCGCCCGTCGTATCGCTCGTGCCCTGCGTAGCGTTTGTAGCCCCCCGAAATCTCAGGTTCGAAGTTCTGCGCCTCAATGCACATGCCGGGTTTGATGGCGATGGCCGGGGTCAATAAGTCCAGTCCGCCACCCAAAGGAAAGAACTCCTGACGCACTGATGGCAAACTCATGCCAGCGCCCCCGCCGATTCAGCATCCGGCAACTGATCGCGTACCAGTCGGCGCAGCATCTGGTTGTAAAGGTTGGTCCCTTCGACCACCACTTCCTGCGCGGCCTCGTACATGCCGTACATCATCATGGCCTTGTAAACAATGATGTTGTGGAACCGCGAGGGCATGGCCGGGGTGTCGGTATTGTTGACCAGCGTCGTCGGCTGCTTGAAATACTCGCCCACAATCGTGTAATCCGTCGAATCCGGGGCCATCCCCAGATTGATGGAGTAATTCGGCGCAAAGGAAATAACCGTAGGCCGGGAGTACGACAGTCTCAGATTCCCGAATAGGTAGGTATCGCGGAACGTGTCATAGTCCATCTTTTCCAGAAACATTTCGCTGCGCACGCCCGTCGAGGTGACGTAGCAACGAAATGAATCCGTTTTCCAGTTGGCAAGGTCGGTAATGCCTGCCTGGGCCGGGGTGTAGGCACCCTGATTGGCAGTGGTGGAAAACGATACGTTTGATCGCATCCAGTACCAATCCGGGAACGCAAGCTGAATCTGGGTGTAGGCCTCATTGATCCAGCTCACCACCCGCCCCGCTTCGCCCGTTTGATTGGAAACAGACGCAATCGACCCGCCTGATATTCCACACTTCGATATCAGGCTATTAGCCAATTGCAAATAAGTCGCCATCTCAGTGACTCATGCGAATCGAAGTCAGCCACTCACGGCCTTTGGGGTTGGCGTCTTGCAGGATCGACAGCGGGTAATTGGCGCTGGTGCGACGTTGCAGGGTGTTGCGCGGGTTGGCCACCGTGGCGTCGTCGTGTACGGTCTTCACGGCGTCGGATTTGGAGCGGGCCAATACTTCGACGTATTTGCGCTTGGTGATGATCTCGCGGCCAATCGGTAGCCAGCCAATCTCAAGCCATTTGCCGTTCTCGAAAATCTCGGCACCTTTGCCCTGAACGGCCACGGCGACGTGGGTTTCGGGAAAGTCCGTGCGGGTGTTCTCTTCAATCAGAATCGTGACAGGTTCCTCGTTGAATGCGAGTTCTGCCATGTAATCGCTCTTGGCATCGTTGGCAATGTTTGCCAGTGCCTCCCCGTGAATGATGGGGCTATCCAGATCGATATCTTCTTTCTGGGGCAGAGGCAAATCCTCCGTGTGAATCGAACGCTTATACTTGCGCGTGACGACTGGTTCCATGGTGATTCCTGGTTTTTGGACAAAAAAAAGCCCGGTGGTTAACCGGGCTTGGCGGGAGGGTGTTAACCCTTTAACTGATCTGCGGACGATCCGGCAACGTACACACGTTCTGGAACGTGGTGCAAGATGCGCCAGATGCCGCCCAAGATGTCGTCCCCAATGTGAACCCTGCAGTCAGAGATGGGGCTGCACGAATCACCGTATAGGCGAACGGAATGAACCCGTCAGGGATGGCAGGGAACTGAGGTGCGTTGATGAAATTACCAACGGTCGTAGTGACACCAGTCTCGGTCGCAACTGCCGTACCCTGAACGGCTTTCAGGCTACCGCCGACGTTACCAAACACAACGGCTGCACACGTATTCGGCAGGATTGCCGGAAACGCAGAGCCAGTGTTGTAGTCTGTGGTCGGGGTAGTTGCACTGTTCGTAAGGACGCCAATAGCGGTTACGAATTTTCCTTTGCTGACACTGACAGTTGCAGCGGTCGTGGTAAAGGTGTTGGTCGTGCCTGCAACCGCGCCAGCGTTGGCCAGGTTCAGGGTGAGGGGGATGGCTTGAAGCATGTCCATTTTGAGTATCCTTACAAAAGAATTGAGGGGTCGAACGGTCCGACTGTGTTGACGTACACAGTCGTGGCGGTATCAAGGGCCGTGGTGCCGCCCGTGAAGGCTGATGCGTAGGTAATCAAAAGATAACCAATGCATGCAGCACCTTCGGGCGGTGTGGGGAACTTGACCAGGGCCGCAGTGGAACCCTGAACGCCAAACTTGACTGACGTGGTGCCAGCGGAGTTGACGTAGAAAACCGCGACGTTGTAGTAGCCAGCGGAGATATTCAGGCCCGTGAGTGCAGGCATGTCTGCCGCAGCCAGGGAACCATGAACACCACCGGCAACATACGTCACGGTGTTGGCAGTCTTCGCCAAGGCAGAGCCGCCAATCTTGATGGCAAGACCACCCGTAGCGGTGATTTGCGAAGATAGGCGGTCTGCGATGGGTCGCAGCAGATTGGACAGGTTGGTCCGGGCCTGATCGCCAGGAACGCCTGCCAGTGTTTGAGAGAGAGTATTAAGCATGGTTGCTCCTTAACGAAAAGAGAGAACTAAAGTTCCCTGATTACCAGACTAATGGGTCTCTCGGATAACACTCCCAAGGCTTGGGTTTCAAGTTCTTGTGATGAATGTTTGAGTGAGCCATCTTCGTGACTGCAAGCAAGTTAGAAAGTTCGTTGTTAGTCCTATTACGGTCTATGTGATGAACTTCTATATCAGGGTCTAATTTCACAACACCATCTACAGTTATCAGGAATGGATGGTTTGGCTCGCTTTCCAGCAACGCGGCCAATATGACTGCGCGATGGTTAAACATCACCTTCTCAGTCCCGAGAACCTTACGCTTGTGGCGTATGTATCCTCTGCTGTTTTCTCTTTCCCCGCCAGCCCATCTCCAGTGCTTCTCTCCTTGCATCCTTTCGGATATTTCAATTCGAAGCTCAGGGCTGATGCTCCTGCACTTAACAGAGCAAAACCTTGCGGTATCTTTTCTGGTAAGAGTCACACGGAATTGATTTCCGCAGACTTCGCAGTTCTTGTAGTACCTAGGTCTATCTGGATCAACTAAGTGTTTTCTTCCCTTACTAAATTCGTGGAAGCAGGACCTTGAACAAAATTTTTTGTCTTCATGAAGTTTGCATGTAAACATTGATTTACACGCAACACATTTGACAGTCTTTTGCCCAGCTTTTGTTTTGCATTTCAATGAGCAAAACTTAACCTGCTCACTACGCCTATTAGGAGTAGAAAACTCTTTGCTGCAACACTGACAAACTTTTAGCACTGGCATAACAACGATCCACTCTCATAAAGTGGCTCAATGTTACATCGTTTTTATTTATTAGTCTAGTAATCCAGTAATTATGATAAGTATCTGATTACGCGGCTCGCGCCACATTTACAACACTCATCCATAAATTATTCTCTACCATCACTGCCTTCCACCAGGATGTGCCTGCATACCCACGCTGGCCCAGCGGGTCGGACTTGCTCTTCTCGCCGGGAGGCAGGAAGGTCGGGTCCATTGCCTTGAGGCCGCGCACGGCGATCTGCGAGAACGCATCAGCGCCCAGCACAATCACGGGGTACACGTCCATGTTGGTGCCGGTGGTCGAGTAGGCAGAACCCGTACCGGTCCACGAAGCCACTGCCGCGCCTGCGTCCTGGAACGAAGGCAGGTCTGGCGAGAGGATGTAGCGGAACCGTTCGCACTTGCCGATTTCGCCCATTTCGGGAGTGCCGGATGCGTACTTCTCGGCAGGCACGAAGTTGGGCAGGTCACGGATTTGACGCTCCAGGTCCGAATGGGTATAGGCAAAGTAGCCCGGAGCCACGGCACTGGTGTCAAACGAACCCGAGGCCTTGAGCAGCGAAGTCACGGGCATGGCGTGGTTGGCGATCAGAGAACGCACCACAGCCGATTGCAGGCTCAAGGTCATGGGACCGGCCACGGTTGCGCGGGATGTACCTGCACCGCCGTAGAACTGATTGGTGCACGACTTCAGTTTGCCGTACACAATCATTTCGTTGACCAGGCCCACACGCTCACCGATCTGGATTTTCATCTGAGCGGGAATGTCGTCTTCGTACAGGTTGTAGGTCTTGTCAGAAAACCCGTACAAGCAGGAGTACTGTTGAACGACTTCCGTCACGTCAAACGGCGTGATCGAGTCGGGTGTAGGTGTCACACCTTCCGAGGTCAGGTGGGCCTGCACAATCGCATTACCGCGATCACCCGTGCCGTTGGCAAAGAAGATGTTCGGGCTGGACGATGTTGCGCCATAGGGCAGGAACTTGCGCGCTACATAGGTATCGCTATTGTTCTGCGGCATCTGGACTTGTCGGCCCGCCTTGGCAAGCACTTCAAACGGCTTGGCGTGGGCAAGGATTTCACCCTTGAACTTGTTTACGCGTCCGGGGGTTAAGGCAAAAGTTTGCATGGTCATGATTCAATTCCTTTCGATTTCAGGCGTAAAAAAACCCGCATCTGCGGGTGTCTTGCCTGTGTTGGTTCTCTCATCGGCTGTTGTATCCAGCCTCAAAGTCGTCAATTTCCGTCCGGCTGACGGGTGAGCCGCCATTGCCTTTCGGGGTGATTGCAGCCTTGATTAGCTCTTGTCTTGTGTTTGGCTTTGATACGGGCTTGCGTGCGTCGTACAGTTTCAGTAAACGTGCTGCATCACCGACGCGATTCGATCCTGCAAGGTTGCGGATATCCTCGGTCTGGCTTTCCAACCACTTACCAAATTCGGGTTTGCGTACCTCGTCCTCCCACTCGGGAAATACCGCGTTCAGGGATGAACTGATGATTTCCTTGCGAACGGACGCTTCGGTTTCAAACCGGACGCGCTGTGCGACTTCTCGTTGCAATGCCTCAATATCAATGTCTGCCTTGGCAGAACCCAACTTTGATTCCAGTAGCTTCTCTGTTGCCACGGCCCACTCGGGGTAATCGGCCTTGAGTTCATCCCATTCCTTGGGATTGGTCATGGCTTCTTTCACCTGTTGTTGGCTGGGCTTTTCGGTTGCCTTGGCCTCGCGTGACGCGGCCAATGTTTCCTGTAGAAGTTTCTGGTTGTGGTTCAGTCCGCCAATGTGCCCTTCCGCGTTTCGGATGCGTCGTTCGAATTGCTCAAACTGCGCTTTGATTTCCTTGAGCGGATCGGGTGCAGGCTCCTGGGGTTCAGGTTCTACGGCTTTGACTTCTTCAATGACGGGCTTTTCCTCTACCGGCTTTTCAGCGGGCGTGCCTTCATATCCGGCGTCAAGTTCGTTCGTTCCTTCTTCCATGTGCTACTCCAAAAAACAAAAGCACCTCGCGGGTGCCTTCAATCGACAGTCACCATCACGGGGCCTGTCACCTACATCCTGAGCCTTGAAGGGTCAGGAATGTTCTTTCGCGGGGTCATTTCCTAGCTGAATCAGTAGCTTCAGTTCGGCAATGCGCCCGCGTAAATTCGCTGTGTCGGTTTCCGACTTGTCGCCATCGTTTTGCTTGCGCATCTCCGACAGACGACGTTCAAAATATTCATTCAGCTTTCTCCACAGGGGAGAGCGCCGTTCTTCAATCGTGAGGTTCATTGACTGAATGCTTGTCCGGGTTCGGCGCGGCCTGCAGGCTCTAATGGCGCTGGCACATTCTTGAGCGATGTGTGGTGTTTATGAAGGTCCAACATGCGATCTTCATAGTTTTCACGCAAATTCAAATCAACCTGCGCTTGGGCCAATTGCCTCTTTGTTTGTTCTGCCATGGTTGCCTTTGCAAGTTGCACCTTTGCATCATTGATGCTGATCTTTTCTCGATTGGCAAATTCAAGCAAAGCAATACGCTCTCTGCGATCCAGTTCCTGAATTTTCAGTTGCGCATTTGTCTGGTCGCGTGCTGTCTGTGCGTTGACATAAATCGTGTCGCGGTCTGTATCTGCATGAATCTTTTGCATCGTTACGTTTGCATCGACCCCAGCAATCTCTCGCTCGAGTGCACGGTCTTTTTCCTCGGACGCATCCTTTTGCTGCAACTGCATCTTGGCCCGTTCGGATTTGATCTGTTCGACCATGATGGGCAGCGGCGGTTGCTGGGGCTGCTGCTGCATGGCCTTGATCTGCTCATCCGTGAGCTTGACCGAGCGCGGGTCGATACGCTTGCTGCGCAGGTACTCCTGCATCAGCTTGGCCGGGTCGAGTTGGAAGGCCGGGTTTGCTGCCGCTTGCAGCAGGCCCATCATGACCTGCTCCTGAATGGCCCGCTCCACCATGGCTGTGGAGCCTTTGGCGTCTATCTGAAAATCGCCTTTCTCATCGTCTGGAATTTCAGGGTCTTGCAGCAGCCAGTCATAGAGCGCCTTAACCAAGGGTTCGGTAATGCAGTCGTCATAGCTTGCCCCCACATTGCGCAGCCATGCATGGGC